ACAAACCGGTCAAACTATCAAAAAATCCAGAGACAAATGAATACAATGTTATTGTTTATGATGAAACTAAAACTTATATCTTTTCTTCAGAAGATGGCGAAGTAATTCCATTGTCTCCAACTTATAAAGCAGATACAAGAGTTATAACTATACCAGATCAAGACGGAGTGTTGTATTTTAAGGGTTCTTCAGAGACCCCTCTGGTTCCTGGCGACCAAACAGCATTAGCAATTGGGGTCGAAAGTGTTACTATTACGGCTAAACCAGATGAAGGTTATAAATTTGACCCCGAATCCGTATTTGTGTGGGAAATCGACACAAGAATAGAAGTAACACCTGCTGCGCCTACTTTTGACGATTCTACCGGAGTTATAACAATTCCTTCGGAAACCGGATGCATTTATAAAATAGGCGATCTAGTTGTGCAATCCGGTCCACAAGATCCTATAACGAAAGACACGGAAGTTGTTGTTAACGTTGTAGCGGATCAGGGTTATAAATTCTCAGCTGAGTCTGTAACACAATGGACGTTCGAATGGACAGATTAATTTATAAAGGGGGAAAATTCAAAATGAAGACATTTGATTTCGGCGGCTGGGCTACCCGTAACAATCTTAAATGCTCTGACGGAAGAACTATCATGAAAGACGCATTTAAGCATAACGACGGGCAGACGGTTCCTCTTGTATGGAATCACCAGCACAACGATCCTCTTAACATTCTTGGGCATGCTCTGCTTGAGAATCGTGAAGAAGGAGTTTATGCCTATTGTAAGTTCAATGAAACAGAATCTGGAAAAAATGCAAAACTTCTCGTTGAACATGGCGATGTAACTGCTCTATCTATCTATGCCAATCAATTAAAACAGAATGGTTCCAATGTTATTCACGGAGCCATTCGCGAAGTGAGTCTTGTTTTAGCCGGTGCAAATCCAGGAGCTTTCATCGACACTATTATTCGGCATGGCGAGACATCCGACGAGGAAGCCATTATTTATACTGGTAAAAATATTTCAATGTATCACTCAGATGAGAAGAAGGAGGAAGAAGAAACCATGGAAGTGGAAAAGAAAGAAAAAAACGAGGAAACCGTTGCCGACGTTTTCAACACTCTTACTGAAAAACAGAAAACGGTAGTATATGCTATAATTGGACAGATTCTTGAGGAAAAAGAAGAGTCTGAAGATGATAACGATGAAGACGATGAAGGAGGAAATAAAACTATGAAACATAATGTATTTGACCAAGAAGACACTATGAAGGATATTCTTACTCATTCCGATGTGGAGGCCATCTTCTCCGATGTTAAACGTTACGGTAGTCTTAGAGATGCCGTTCTCGCTCATGGTATCGAACACATCGATTACCTGTTCCCTGATGCTAAGAATGTTACTGATACCCCTCAGTTTATCCAAAGGGATACGGGTTGGGTTCAGAAAGTTATGAATTCTGTGCACCACACTCCGTTCTCCAGAATTAAGTCTGTCTTCGCGGATATTACAGAGGAAGATGCCAGAGCCAAAGGTTATATCAAAGGCAATTTAAAGAAGGATGAAGTTTTCTCTCTGCTTAAGCGTACGACCACCCCGACTACTATCTATAAGAAACAGAAACTGGATCGTGATGACATTGTGGATATCGTGGATTTCGATGTTGTAGCTTGGCTCAAATCAGAGATGCGTCTAATGTTGGATGAGGAAATCGCCAGAGCTGTTCTGGTTGGGGACGGTCGTCTGAGTTCTTCCGATGACAAGATTAACGAACAGAATATTCGTCCTATCTGGACCGACGCTGATCTATACACCATTAAGGCTCCTGTAACCGTGGCGGCGAACGCAACCGCTGACCAGAAGGCTAAGGCTTTTATTCGTGCAGCCATTAAATCCCGCAAGAACTATAAGGGTTCTGGCGAACCTACTCTGTATACCACTGAGGATGTTCTTACCGATTGTCTGTTGATGGAAGACTCCACTGGTCGAATCATTTATGATTCCGTTTCAAAGCTTGCTACCGCTCTTCGCGTTAAGGAAATAGTAACGGTTCCAGTATTAGAAAATCTCAGTAGAGTCGACAATGGTACTACATATAACCTTATGGGTATTATCGTCAACTTGACTGATTACAATATCGGCGCAGATAAAGGCGGAGCCGTTAACATGTTCGACGATTTCGATATCGACTACAATGCTCAAAAGTACCTTATTGAGACTCGCTGCTCTGGTGCTTTGATTAAGCCTTACTCTGCTATCGCATTGGAACTCACAGTCGAGGAAGCGGGCCAAGGTTAAAATCTATTTAACCAACTAACATTTATTTGATAAGGGGGACGCAAACATGTCTAAAGTTTATGAAAGATATGAGGATTTGCATGTTAGAAAGACATACATTTATGTTAAGGCGGATGACGTATATGCATACGCAGACCCCGACAAAAAGGTTAAAATCTCAGCAGATGATCTGAGGGACTTGTTCCTTAAGGGTGCAGTAATTCTTGACGGCACAACCGAGTATTTGCCGACCAGTTATGTAATATCTTCTAATGTTGGAACTATGACATATGTGAAGGCGGGCACTACGTCTTCGTCCACAGCGGCGGTTCTAACAACGTTGAAGTCTAAAGAGTATACAGCAGAAGATTAATTAACAAAGGAGAGAATTCAAAATGGCGAAATGGTACGGAGTAATTGGTTATGCTGAAACGGTGGAAACGAAGCCCGGTGTATGGAAAGAGCAAATAACCGAGAGAACATACTATGGAGATCTTATTCGAAATACTCGTAAGCTTCAAACCGCCAATCAACTCAACGACAACATCAATGTTGCAAATGAGATCAGCATTGTATCCGATCCATTTGCCAATCAGAATTTTCATTCGATGCGTTACGTTGAGTTTATGGGTGTTAAATGGAAGATTACAAATGTCGAAGTTCAGTACCCAAGACTAATACTGACTATAGGGGGTGTATACAATGCCCAGTAGGCTAGAACTACAGACTTTATTCGAGAATATTCTCGGAAGTCGAAATGTATATTTTCAACCCCCTGAGTCAGTAAAGATGAAATACCCCGCCATTGTTTACGGTCTCGATAATATTGAGAACTCGTTTGCAAATGACGGGGTTTATTCATCTAAGAAAAAATATTTAGTAACAGTTATTGATGAGGATCCAGATAGTCCGATAGTAGATAAGATCACTGCTTTACCTACTTGTCGATTTAATCGACATTTTCAATCGGACAATCTGAATCATTATGTTTTCATTCTATATTTTTAATTAAAGGAGGATAAAAAATATGGCTAAACTTGTTTGGGATAAAATTGGAGAACGTTTTTACGAAACCGGTGTTAAAAAGGGCGTGCTTTATCCACAAGGACCTGGAGGTACTTATCAGAAAGGCGTTGTCTGGAATGGTCTTATATCCGTTACCGAAAGTCCTTCTGGTGCTGAGCCAACGCCTATATATGCTGATAATATCAAGTATCTTAATCTCATGTCTGCCGAGGAGTTCGGTGCCACTATCGAAGCTTATACCTATCCCGATGAATTTGCTCAGTGTGATGGGTCTGCCGAGATTGCAACAGGTGTTATGATTGGACAGCAGTCTCGTAAACCCTTTGGTCTTTCTTATGTTACCACTCTCGGTAACGATGTCGATGGTAATGATTACGGCTATAAGCTTCACATCATTTATGGTGCGCTTGCTGCTCCTTCGGAAAAGGGATATTCTACTATTAATGATAGTCCAGACGCTATCACTTTCTCTTGGGAAATCACTACAACTCCTGTTTCTGTAACAGGATTTAAACCAACTGCTTCTATTACGATCGACTCTACGAAGGTAGATCCAACTAAATTAGCTGCTCTGGAAGCTATCTTGTATGGTGGCGAGGAAACAGAAGCAAGACTTCCTCTGCCTGACGAAATAGCTACTCTGTTAGCGGCGGATGCACCGAGTGCTCTCGCCTTAGTCAATATTGACCCCGCAGATGACGATACAAATGTTGCGGTTGATTCTAGCATTGTTATAACCTTTAACAACAAGATTTCTCGTGAGTCGATCATTGTCACCAAAGACGACGGAACACTTGTTGAGGGAACAAAGACTTGGGACACGACAGGTAAAGTATTGACGTTCAAGCCAACTGCGAATCTTTCAGCTAGCACTGTATACCTTGTTACGGTTGGAGGAGTTGTTGATATTTATGGTCAGGCGCTTAGTGCTGCGGTTTATAACTTTATGACCGTTGCTCAGGGTTAATTAACTACTTATATTTAAACTTATTTTTTGTGGGAGTCGTATTCAGGATTATTGGCTGGCGACTCCATATTTCTAATTATCGAAAGGAGAAAATATTATGTTAAAAAAAACAATAACTTACACCGACTTTGACGGAAACGAAAGAACAGAGGACTTCTACTTCAATCTTTCTAAGGCAGAAATTATAGAAATGGAATTAAGCATAGCGGGTGGCATGACCCAAATGCTTAATAAGATTATCGCCGCTCAGGACGGCGAAAAAATTATCAAGACCTTTAAAGAAATCATTCTTAAGGCTTACGGTGAGAAGTCTCCTGATGGAAAAAGGTTTATTAAATCCGAAGAACTTTCCACTGCTTTTTCTCAGACAGAAGCCTATTCTCAGTTGTTCATAGAATTAGTGACAAATGCAGATGCAGCAGCAAAGTTTATGAACGGGATCATTCCGGCGAATGCCACTCAAATAGCAGCGCCGGTTGCACAACAATAAAAAAAGTTAAGGAGGATTGAGGAATGCTTCAAATTACGATACCAGCCGTTGAACTATGGGACGAGCGGAAACAGGAATTCGTTACCACAAAAGAACAGACGCTGTCTTTGGAACATTCCCTCGTCTCTCTTTCAAAATGGGAATCCAAATGGTGTAAACCATTTCTAACAAAACAGGAAAAAACCTTTGAAGAAACTTTGGATTATATAAAATGCATGACAATCACACAAAACGTGGATCCAGAAATCTACCGATACCTCACTAATGAAAACATTAACGAGGTTAATCGATATATAGAAGCTCCGATGACTGCTACTTATTTTTCGGATGAAAAAAACAGTAAAACCAGTAGAGAGCAAGTTACAGCTGAGCTTATTTATTATTGGATGATTGCTTTAAATATACCATTTGAATGCCAAAAATGGCATCTTAACCGTCTTCTTACTTTAATTAAGGTCTGCAACATTAAGAATCGGCCTCCTAAAAAAAGAAGTAAAAAAGAGATCATGAGTCGTAATGCTGCTTTGAACGCTGCTCGTAGAAAACAATTAAATACAAAGGGGTGAAGCGATGAATAACAAACCACAAAAACACTATAACGCGTGGCTTACAACCTTTACAAAAAAGGCAGTTGCAGTAATTCTTATTGTCTCATTAATAGATTTACAGTTATCGTACATACTTGCTTTTATGGGTAAAGAACAAATTGCAGAATCACTTTCTAGTACCATCGCCAATACTATCATCGGAGTAATGCTTGGATATTTCTTAAAAGCTCTTTTCGAAACATTCTTCGAAGAACGTGAAAAGAGATTAAATAAAAACTCGAACAAAACTGACTCGTCTTCTTCAGATGAGTCAG